GATGTACCAATGATTAATGTAGCTTTGTCTGGCTCAGTGGACGGCGGTTTAGCGCCAGGACTTACAGTACTTGCAGGTCCATCAAAACATTTTAAAACATCATTCGCGTTAATGATAGCTTCAGCTTTTCTTAAGAAACACAAAGAAGCTGTAATGTTATTCTATGATTCAGAGTTTGGTTCACCGCAATCATACTTTGAACAATTTGAAATTGATACTTCAAGAGTTCTACATACACCGATTACAAATGTAGAAGAACTCAAGTTTGATATGATTGGTCAACTTGAAGCTCTTGATAGAAATGATAAAGTAATAGTTGTAATTGATTCAGTTGGTAATCTTGCGTCTAAAAAAGAGATGGAAGATGCTATAAATGAAAAATCAGTAGCCGATATGTCTAGAGCAAAAGCTCTTAAAGGTTTATTTCGTATGACTACACCATATCTCGCTATGAAAGATATTCCACTTCTTGCCGTAAATCATACTTATCAAGAGATTGGATTATTTCCAAAAGCTGTAGTATCAGGTGGTACAGGAATATACTATTCAGCAGACAATATATGGATCATAGGTCGTCAACAAGATAAGAAAGGAACCGAAATCAAAGGTTATCACTTTATTATCAATGTTGAAAAATCTAGGTTCGTGAAAGAAAAATCAAAGATCCCAATCTCAGTTACATGGGAAGGTGGTGTTTCTAAATTTTCTGGATTACTCGATGTTGCTCTTGCGGGTGGTCACGTCATTAAACCTTCTAATGGCTGGTATCAAAGAAAAGGAGAAGAGAATAAAGTAAGAGAAGCTGGAACTTTAGAAGAAAGCTTTTGGTCTCCAATATTTGCTGATACTGATTTTAAAGAGTTTATAAAGAAACAATACTCAATAGGTCATACCGCTCCAGTTGAAATGGAAGAGATAGCTGATGACATCTCTGCTTAAAGAAAATGTAGATTATGAATTTATAGCGGTTAATGAAGAAAAGGATTCTTGGAGAATAAGATTTCTAACTGGACCGTATCCTGAAACTGTAATATCATTTGGGAAGGTGACTGCTTTTGAAAACAGTGAAAGTGATGACGCTACTCTTAAATTTGATTTTAATATACATTATAGCGCAGATGAAATGTTAACTGATAAAGACGCAGGTCTTCAACAAGCAGCAGGAAATGTTTTAGTAGCAATACTTGAAAGTTCAATAATAGGAAACGAAATTTTAGTAACACCGAGCGAGGATAAATGAATACAAGTATAGAACAAGTAGTTCTAAAGAATATTCTCACGAATGAGAAATATATGCGAAAGGTTCTGCCGTTCGTAAAACCAGATTACTTTGAGGGAATATATAAAATTCTTTTCAAAGAAGCGGGTAAGTTTGTTGGAAAGTATAATAAACTTCCGACGGCTGAAGCCTTCAAGATTGAGATTGATAATGCTGATTCTTTTAACGAAGAGCAATACAGACATGCAGTCGAAATTATTCCTAACCTCTTCGAAGAAGAAAAGGCTGATGACAATTGGCTCTATGACAGTACTGAAAAGTGGTGTCAAGACAGAGCGCTATATAATGCAGTTATGGAGTCAATCTCAATCATTGATGGTAAACATACTAAACTAACTAAGAACGCACTACCTGAAATATTAACTAAAGCTCTTGGAGTTTCTTTCGATACAAACGTAGGCCATGACTATATAGAAAATGCAAATGATCGATATGAGTTTTATCATAGAGATGAAGAACGTATTCCTTTTGATTTAGAATATTTTAATCTTATAACTAAAGGTGGTCTTCCTAACAAGACACTAAACATATGTCTTGCCGGTACAGGTGTTGGTAAGTCTTTGTTTATGTGCCATTGTGCAGCTGCAAACTTAGCACAAGGTCGTAACGTTCTTTACATTACTATGGAAATGGCTGAAGAACGTATTGCGGAAAGAATAGATGCTAACTTACTTGATTGTCCTATTGATCAATTACCTAATCTATCAAAAGAAATGTTTGCTGATAGAGTCTATAAGTTATCTACAAGAACTAGTGGTAAGTTGATTATTAAAGAATATCCAACAGGTCAAGCTAGTTCTTCTCACTTTAGAGCATTACTCAATGAATTAAAGCTTAAGAAGTCTTTCGAACCAGAAATGATTTTTATAGATTATCTCAATATATGTTCATCATCAAGAATGAAAGGAATGGGCGGTGCAATCAATTCATACAACTACATTAAAGCAATTGCTGAAGAGTTACGTGGCCTTGCAGTCGAGTTTGACGTACCGATCGTCTCTGCAACGCAAACGACTCGTTCAGGTTATTCTAACTCGGATGTTGGGTTGGAAGATACGTCCGAGTCTTTTGGATTACCCGCAACCGCCGATCTAATGTTTGCTATTATATCTACTGAAGAGCTAGAAGGCATGGGTCAACTTGCAGTGAAACAGTTAAAGAATAGATATAATGATCCAACATTTAAGAAAAGGTTTGTAATAGGAGTTGATAGATCTAAGATGAGGCTATACGATGTAAACGAATCTGAACAAACTCTTATGGATGACACCCCTGTTTTTGATAAGACACCAACTGGTAAAGCAATTATAGATGAAAAAGCATTTGAAGGTTTTAAACTTTAAGGAGAGAAAATATGATAACTGACATAACAAGATTTCAAGTACTAATGGAAGAAATAGCATACTTAAAAACAAAAATACAACCACATGATACTGGTCACATTTATACTACTATAAGTACATTAGAGGACAGACTTTTAGAACTCAAAGAAAGAATGGAACCTCAATTAGATAATAAACAAGGGACTTTGTTTGGATAAATGGCTAATAACTATGGAATGCTTACAGTCTTAGGACTGAAAAGGCCACCAAAAGGTGATGAAGAACTAGATACAAGAGTTAACATACACACTCTATATAAACATCGATGGGTCTGGTATCACTTGATTCTTTGTATTCAGATGATTTTAACAAATATACTTTTAGTTGGAATACTAATCGTGTTAGCAATAAAACTATAAAGGAAATATAATGCCTGGACAAAATTTTATAAACGGTCCGCCTAATCCACGTGGAGTAGAAAGAACCACACTAGATGGCAAAATTCGGATAGAAGATCAGTCTGAATCTCTAATACTAAAAGTCACTGGATTAAAGTTTTTAATAGAAAATCCTAAAGCACCGTTTGTATGGTTTGCAATAGGCATAAGTTTAATTTTTTACATAGAAGGATTTTGAATGTTGACCGATGATCAATTTAAAGAAGTATATAACCGACTCATGGCAACTGTAAATGATATTCTAGAAGAATTCGAAGATGATGATGAGAACATTCATTTAGTTACTGCAGGTGTACTGACTACAATGGGACTAAGTATGTATAAAACAGTCATGTCAGAAAAAGATTTTGAAAAGATGGTTACCATGATGCATGACATGAAAGATGAAATAAAGACTATGGAACCATCTGAAGATACAATGGATTCGGAGACATTCCATTGAGAGTTAATATAGTAGGATACACACAACCAAACGAGGAGTTTGAATATGATTTTGCCGATACACAAGACTTCATCGCCTTCTGTGCTCGTGTCTCAAACCCGGCGAACCAAAATAACAAGGAGACAGCTGATAAGCTTATCAAATACCTCATCAAAAACAAACATTGGTCTCCCTTTGAAATGGCCTCCGCTACCCTCGAGGTTGAAACGACAAGAGATATCGCGAGACAACTGCTCCGTCATAGAAGCTTTAGCTTTCAAGAGTTTAGTCAGCGTTATGCTGATCCTAATAGTCTCGGTGATATTTTCGTAACAAGAGAAGCTAGACTTCAAGACGATAAAAACAGACAAAATAGTATTGATATAGAAGATCCAGCATTAGAAGGCAAGTGGATTTCATTACAAAAAAGAGTCTGGGAAGAAGCTATGATTGCTTATAACTTTGCCATTAAGAGTGGCATTGCAAAAGAACAGGCGAGATGCGTTCTTCCTGAAGGGAATACTCTTTCAAGATTATATGTGAATGGAACAATACGTTCTTGGATTCATTATATCGAATTAAGAACTTCTAATGGTACTCAAAAAGAACATATTGAAGTGGCCAAAGCATGTGCTGAAGTTATATCTAAAATCTTTCCAATAATAGATAAAGTGTAACATTTTTATCACACTATATAATAAATTAAATTAACTGTGTACATTCCTAGAAATCTGTATATTATTAAATATAGGTAAAGGAAGAGGCAGTATAATGATAAAAAGAATAATAGCAGCAGTTTTAATTAATACTTTAGCATTCGGTGGAATATTCCATGTAGCACATGCTGAGTATAAACTTATGAATAGAACCCAAGCGTTGGAGTGTTTAGCATTGAACATATATCATGAAACCAAAGCGTCATCACTCGCAGATGCGATGGCAGTATCAGACGTAGTCATGAATAGAGTATACAGCAGACATTTTCCAAACAATATATGTGAAGTTGTACATCAAGCAGTAAAGCATGAGAACGGCCTGCCGAAAAGAAACCAGTGCCAGTTTAGTTGGTTCTGCGATGGAAAATCAGATGAACCAAGAAATAAAACTGCGTGGGAAAAATCACGTAAATATGCAAGTGACTTTTACGTATACAACAAATATATAGGTATAACTGAAGGTTCTACGCACTATCATGCAAACTATGTGAAGCCTTACTGGGCACCAACATTAGATAGAATAACTAGAATTGGATCTCACATTTTTTATAGGCAAAAAGGTGGCTAGTAAACTAACTCCTTGTAGAAATGTTTGTACATTAGAAGATGATGTATGCATTGGATGCGGAAGAACGACAGAAGAAATAAGTGACTGGACTAAATACAATAGAGAAAAAAGACTGATAATTATGAGGAGAATAAAGAATGCCAAAAGACTTGCAGTTCCAGGTGATGGAAATGATTGATTATAAATTTAATGAAAAAAATTCTATAGAAGAGATTCAAAAACATATAGATAAAACATATGACAGTCATTACTCAAAAGAGAAATTTCAAGCAGCAGAGTTTATTATAGACGGCGGTCATGGAACTGGTTTCTGTATTGGCAACATACTTAAGTATGCTCAAAGATATGGAAAGAAAGGTTCTAGAGAAGATGCTCGAAAAGATCTTTTGAAAGTGTTACATTATGCAATAATACAACTACATGTTCATGATCAAGAATTATAGGAGATAACATGACAGAATTAAAAAATGGAACTAAGAAATACGTATCACCAATGTACACGCCAGTCGTTGGTCCTGTAAAGCTTGGAGTTGATGCATACCAAACATTGCTTTCGGTTGAAAAATCACCACTTCGAAAGATGCCACCGATGGTTGGACATCTTGTGTTTACAGTTTTAGCCTGGATGTGGAGTGGAATATTTGGTCTCTATATGGGAAGCTATATGATATGGGGAGTAAGTGCAATGGGTCACATGATTTTAATATCTGGTGCTTTTTTAACTTACGTTGTTTGGCAACAAGCCGATAAAGGTAATAGTGAAAAAGGATTCTACAACGGCAGAGGAGCTGGTGGTGAACATAATTAAAAAAAAGGTGTACATTCACAGAAAAGTATGGTATAATAAATATATTATTCAAGCGGTGAAGCTGAGTTGAGATAGACTGGACCCGGGGGCGGTACCCGGCAGCTCCACCAAGAATACTGGCCCATAAGTAGCCTTCGTAGCACCGCCCGGGCAGTATATGATTGCTGATTATAAAATCCTTTCATATACTTAGCAGTCAGGTGATAAGGACAGTCAGATGTCTTAGGGTTTTAGAACGTGGCTTGGTTCTCCAGTATTCTTGA